ACCATGGCTTGGTTGGTGAGTTCGCACAACTCATTCAAATGCGATCCAGTAAGATCATACCTCTTCATTATTTCGTCATCACTTACACGACCCCAGTGATAACTACCGTCTATTTGCGCCCAAACCCCCTCTAGCTCTAGGGGTTTGGCTTCCTTGTTGTTCCATCTCTTTCTCATGACCTCACTCAGACTGTGGTTACCAGCATGGACCATGGATTGGACCATACGCTGGTTCCAGGCTTCCGCTCTCGCGGACACGTCTTGTAAACGCGTGCCTGGTAGATCACCCCAACAATTACCCCACATACGTAGGATAACCCCCAGATTCAAAACCGGAGCCCACTCCCCTTCTTCGGTGAGATGGGGGGAGTGTTTGAGGAACTGCAACTTCTGCGGGACGTCACATTCATCAATAGTAACGATATACCCACAATCCTCGGCGGCAGCTTTTATTATCTGTCGGCAGTCCGAGTAATTTGGCCTACGGCCTCCTAGTCTGTTCATGATTGAAACAAAAATCAACAAGTTCGCAATATTGTTGACGACGGTTGTCAGCGTGGAACCAGAGTAGAGCACTGGGAAATATGGTTTTAACTTCACAACCATCTTCCTTATGCCACTATACGACTTCACTACTAACGGCTTCATGCATTGGGCTATGGCTTTGTCATAGGCCAACCAAACTGCATGAGGGGTGGTAGAGAGAATTTGCTTCAGTGTGTCGAATATCACCTCCGTGTGGCTCGCGTCGCAGCTAGAAATATCTACATTAGCTACGAAGCGTCGACCGCCTTCGCAATCGATACCTACACATGAATCATCACTGAAATATACAAATTCAACCTCCCTACCGGACAAAACTTTACGCATGAGCCTAAGTATCTCATCCTTAGACGGTTCCTTAGCGAACTCTGCTACACCATTTTGTAATGTAGATTCACCAAAAGCCTTCTTCAGCAAGGGTAAAAGGTGACCAGCGGCAAGTATGCTTTTGCCTCCTAGATCAACATACATGCGAGGAATCTTCCCCGCCTTACCCCACTCAACCTTAACTTTACCTTTACAGCTCACTACGTAATCAGAGTTCAAATACTCTCCCGACTCCCGAACCTGTTTCAAATCCTCGATGCGCGCTCTGCGCTTCTTGTGGGGTGAGTTTACATACGTCTCCAACTCATCCTCCATCCCTCCAAGTTCGTTTAACAGAAGAGCATGACGCGCTCCAATCTGTTCGACCACAAGTTTAATCTCTTCCTTTCGATCAACCAAGAACTGCCTCTGGTTGGTCATAAGTGTGAGATCATAACCAGGTATCTCAGGTTTACGGACACACGCTTGCCTCACGAATGCAAGGGACAAGTCGTGATCATCACGCCGGTATATTGCACCGGGGTGATAATAGGCCATAAAAACCGTTTTATACACTGAATCCTTAGGGTCGGGATGAAAAGGGAATCTAAGACCACTTTCGTGTAAGAATTCATCCCCCTTAATCACTTTAAATTTTTGT